GCAGCGGCCGTTCGTGCGAGTAGTACCAATCCACGAGGCGCCTGTACACGCCCTCCTGCACGAGAGTCAGGTCGCTGGTCTTCTTCAACCAATCGCCGATGTGGTGCCCGTACCAGTTCATGCGGGCATCTCCTCGGTGGTGTCGAGGCTGGCCCGCAGGGCAGCGCGCCACATGGTGCGTTGGGTGATGGACAGGTGTTCACCAGCGGCTTCACGGGCCTTGAGCCGATGGGCCCAGGCTCTGGGGTCACGCTGTTGCCCTCGCAGGCTTGCCATGCGGGCCAGGGCGGCGCTGACGCGCTCGGGTGAGGCCTTGGGTGCGGGGAGCACCTTGGTGGGCTCTACGGGGCCTCCGAAGCACAGGCTGCGGAACTGCAGGCAGTTGGGTGGGTGGTCTGCTGGCAGGTGCTCCAGGGCGTGCTTGATGCCTGGGCCGCCGACGTTGTGCAGCTCGCGGGCCCAGGTGCCCTTGACGTGCTCGGGCTGCAGCCCGGTGTACTGCGCCAGGAAGCGCTGCCCGTACACCAGGGTGAGCTTGGTGAAGATCGCCTCGACCCAGTCAGCCGGTAGCGGCATGGTGGGGGTGCTCCTGCGTGTAGACGTAGACCCGGGAAAGTCCTACTCGGCACCACCCGTGCGTTGGCAACACTCGTTGCGGGGGATCAGTCAACCAGAGGCGACTACCCGGTGACAAAATGCAAGCAGCCGCCATGACTCACAGCGCCACCGCATCTTCCTCAATGGGCTCCAGCCGCATGCCCTGCGCACGCAGCAGCTCGGCTCGCATTCGCACTCTGGCGGCCAGCACCCGATCAGCAATCGGTCGCGGCAGCGGCTTGTCGCTCGGCCACTTGTACACGGCCTTCACGCCACATCCCAGGTGCGCCGCTGCCGTCGCCACGGTCCCACCCAGCAGGTTGAGAGCAGTCTGTTTTTTCATGGGGCGTCGATTTCACACCCGCCCCGTATGGCGTTGCAATGCTCTCGACACACAGTCGTTCTAACCGCACTCCACGTCACTCCATGGCAGCAAACATGACCCTCCTCGAACGCATCGACATGGCCCTACAGCACGCGCGGAAAACACGCGGTGAGCTGGCCAACGGCATCGGAATCAGCGCGCAGGCGATCAGCAACTTGAAGCGCAGACCTGGGTCCGCGCTGCGTCCAGAGAACGTTGCGAAGGCTGCGGTGTTCCTGGGTTGCGACATCTACTGGCTATGCACCGGCGAGGGCGGTAAGTACAAGCCGCACGAAGCCCGCTCTCTCATCGCGCGTGAGGTGGCCAAGTGGCTGGATGAGATGAGCGAAGCGGACAGGAACAGGGCCTTCAGCCTCATCTACCAGATGCACAAGGGCAACTGGCCCGTCATGCCCGCCGAAGACGAACCCGCGCTCGGTGCTGTGCTGCAGCGGCACAAGTGACCATCAGCTCGGGCGTGCAACGCGCCCGAGCCGCCGCATAGGCACTACACACAGTCGGTGCATTCCCATGCACCGCGCGTCCCCTCCCACTCTGCACTGAAGCACCACCACGTGGTGCAACGTGCGGCCATTCGCCACAAAGCGAACGCGTGCAACGTGGTGATGGTTGCGGCGAGGTGACGACCTGATGTCAACTCGCGGTCCCATGATCGACAACCAGATGCTGTTAGGCGCGCAGCGCCAGCTGGATGTGGCGACCCATCGCAACGAGCGTGCGGCCAAGGCGTACGAGCTGCTGCGCAACGAGTTCCTCGACGCCATCGACCGTGACCCGCGCGAGCTGGTGAGCATGCCCGGGGTGGCCGGCGAGCAGATGCAGCTGGTGCAGGCGGTGCTCGATGCGCTGGTGGTCGAGGATGACCTGTACACGCTGGTCACGATCCTGAACATCGTGCGCGCGGCCGCCGATGACGAGCAGCCGCTGGCCATGAGCGTGCTGTCCACGCTCGCGCACCACTACGCGCGGCGGCTGACCGACTACATGGTCGAGCAGGGAGCATTCGATGATGAGTAGAACCCCGCACGACTGGTTCGAGCGCGTGCAGCACGGCAACGCGTTCGAGGGCATGGCGCTCACCCGCTGGCAGCGCCTGAAGCGCGCCGTGCGTGCGCTGCTGCGTCGGGTGTTCTCATGAGCCTGCCGCGCACCACGCCGTTGCCAGCCGAGCTGCCCGAGCAGCCGGTGGGCTTCACGCGTCGCATGACCATGCACCTGAACTTCGGCGAGCAAGGCGGCGCGGCCACCTTCGAGGTGTGCGACCCCGATGGCCAGCCGATGCCCTTCGGCTACCAGTACGACACGCGACACCCGCATGGGCAGACCGGCTTCACACTGCCCGGCCGCGAAGGTGTCATGCGCTGGGACGAGCTGCGCGCGTACTGGCCCGAGTACCTCGCCTCGCAGGTCCAGGCCGCGCCATGACGCCCGGCGTGCACTACGGCATCTCCAACGATGCCTACCACCAGGGCGAGGGGCTGTCGCACTCGGGCCTGAAGCGCATCCGCACGCAGACCCCGTACCACTACCACGCGCTGGCCACCGCGACCGACGCGCCGCTCAAGGCGCCCACGCCGCAGATGTTCAACGGCACGCTCACGCACTGCGCGCTTCTCGAGCCCGAGCACTTCGACCTGCGCTATGTGATCGCGCCCGATGTGAGCAAGTCCAGCCGGCTGTACAAGGAGTTCGCCCAGCAGTGCGTGAGCAGCGGCATGGAGCCCATCTCGCAGCTGCAGCGCGACGCGGCGTTTCGTCAGGCCGAGGCACTGCGCAAGCTGCCCCAGGTGGGCGAGCTGCTCGCGCACGGCCAGCCTGAGGTCTCGGCATGGTGGCGTGACGTGGCCACCGGCGTGCTGTGCAAGTGCCGCCCCGACTGGGTCTCTCCCGTGGGCCTGGGCAAGGGTGTGGTGCTGCTCGACGTGAAGACCGCCAGCGATGCATCGGCCGAGGGCTTCAGCAAGAGCGTGGCGAACTTCGGCTACCACACCCAGGCCGACTGGTACTGCACGGGCTTCGAGCTGGCCAGCGGCATGCAGGTGCACGGCATGGTGTTCGCGGTGGTCGAGAGCGAGTTCCCGCACGCCTGCTCGGCCTACATGCTCAGCGACGCGGCGCTGCTTCGTGCACGAGAAGAGAACCGCGAGGCACTGAACCTCTACGCGCGCTGCGCTGAAGCGAAGCAGTGGCCCGGCTACCCGAGCGAGATTCAGGTGATCGAGCTGCCGCGATGGGCATGACAGAGCAACCAACCAGAGGACCAGCCATGAACGCCGATGTGATCGACCCTCCCACCGCCAACGTGCCGGCGGTGCTGCGCTCGCAGAAGGTGAGCCTGCTCGCCAAGATCGCCGACCGCTATGGGGTCGAGCCGACCAAGATGATGGACACGCTGAAGGCCACCGCCTTCAAGTCCAGCACACCGGTCACCAACGAGCAGATGATGGCGCTGCTGATCGTCGCCGATCAGTACCACCTCAACCCGTTCACGAAGGAGCTGTTCGCCTTCCCCGACAAGGGCGGCATCGTGCCGGTGGTCTCGGTCGACGGGTGGGCCCGCATCATCAACGAGCACCCGATGTTCGACGGCGTGGAGTTCCTCTTCGACGCCAACGAGCAGGCCATGACCTGCGTGCTGCACCGCAAGGACCGCTCGCACGCGATCAGCGTCACCGAGTACATGGCCGAGTGCAAGCGCGACACCGCGCCCTGGCGCTCTCACCCGCGTCGCATGCTGCGCCACAAGGCGCTGATCCAGTGCGCTCGCGTGGCCTTCGGCTTCGCCGGCATCTACGACGAGGACGAGGCGCAGCGCATCGTGAACATGGGCCACGCCGAAGTGGTCGAGCCCGCGAGCGCGAGTGCAGCTCGTGTGCGTGCCGTGCTCGCCGGCCAGGAGCCGCCTGCGGCTGAGCCTGCAGCACCACCCGCGCAGCAGCCCAAGACCTACGCCCAGTTCGCCGACGAAGCGCTCAACGCCGCATCGGCCGATGCGGCCGCGCTGGTGATCGACCAAGCGCGCAGCACGCTGCCCCCCGACCAGTACGCCGAGCTGGTCGACGTCTACACCAACAAGTGGCAACCACAGGAGTGAACCCATGGCCAACCGCGTCTACGTCGTCGCCAACACCGATGGCACCCAGGAGCGCCTCGTGCGCGCGAGCTATCGCCACATGGCCGAGCGCCACGTCGCATCGAAGCTGTTCGTCTCGCGCATCGCGACCAAGGACGACCTGGAGCGCCTGATCACTGCCGGCGTGCGCGTCGAGCAAGCGGTCGAGCCGCCCCCGCACGAGCAGCACGCGGACTGACCCCCAACCGGTTTCGGGCGAGAGCCGGGCACAGACCCCTCCAACCTCCCTCTGCACCATTTACGCCGGCTCGTACCCCCTGCATCTCCTCGCGGGGGGCGCCCCTTCTCATCTTTCAGCCAGGAGCATCCCATGACCCTGCAGTTCAAGGAGCCCACCAAGGCCAAGCTCATCGACGTGAACCCGCGCAGCGAGAAGCACGGCAGTCGCGAGCTGGCGCCTGCCATCGACCTGCGCTTCCAGATGGACGTGGGCAACAGCGTGCTGGAGCAGTTCGCTCCAGGCCTGCGCGACGCGCTGTACCGCTTGAGCAATCAGCACGCGCTGCCCGGTGTCGGGGGCAGCGATGCGAGCGAGCTGCGCTTTCCTGAGCTGTCCCAGCCCCTGCACTGGGCAGGCGACAGCATCAACATTGACCTCACGGTCGACTATGGCATTGGCGGCGAGTCCGACATCCGTCTCACGGGCTGCAAGCTGCACAAGCACGTGCTGCACCTGAAGCCCAACGGCAGCTGCACCATCGCGTTCACCTGCTCCTGCTCTCACAACCTGACCGAACAGGATGTAGGCCGCCTGGGTACACGTGTACAGCACGACGTCTACATTTCGCTCGTGAGCAGCACCCCCGTCGAGGCCGAAGAACCCCTAGAAGCGACTGCATGATGTCGCCGCTGGTTGACAAACTAAGGGTGATGGCGTTGCAATCGCACGCCATACCAACCACCAGCAGAGAGGATTGCCATGTCAGGCCAGCCCGGGTACGTGCGATGGGTTCCATCCGAATGGTTGAAGGTGGCAGTAAACATGCTGCCGCACCTCGACAAGGGAGTGCCGGTCTACAACGCGCTTGTGAAGGCGCAGCGGGTTCTGTCCAAGGACAGGCACCGCACCGAGGAGGCTCTCAGGACGGTGGCCGTTCCCAGTGCCTTGCAGATACCCAAGTACGTTGCCCAGGCCCGCGCACTCAGTGAAGAGGAACGAGCCGCGCTGACCATCGTCAAGCCCCCGCGCAAGCTGCCCCCGCCTCGCGGCCCGAAGTACCCGGCCGACCTGCAGCGCAACTACACCGGCAAGTTCCGCTGGACCACCAAGGAGAAGGCGCTGATCACGCGCATGGTGCTGTGGTTCCAAGAACAGGAGGTTCCCGGCACGCTTGCTCGCTTGATCATCGAGGCGCAAGAGCTGGTACTGCCGCGCGACCGGCGCCGCTCCCTGGCAGGCATCAAGCAAGGCGATGTGCACGCGCCCAACAGCCTGAACATGAAGTTGATCGAGGAGGGCAAGGCCAACCTCTGGCTGATCAACACCATCCCGTTCGAGCCGCCTGTCGCGCAGAAGACAACCGACGAGCCCGAGACGACAACGGACGAGCGCAGCGACGGCGAGGTGCTCCAGGCCGCAGCCGAAAAGGCGCCCGACGAGGCGCCCGAGGCGCTTCCCGCACCTACCCCCTTGCCCACCCCGCAACGGGCGCTCAGCGAGGCCGCCAAGGCCTTCGCCGACACCGTCATGGTGGCGCTCGACCAGCTGCTGCACACGCACAGCGAGCTGCTGCTGTCCAAGGTCGACACGCGCATCAGCACGATGTCCCAGGACATGGGCATGCAGATCGCGGCCATGATCGAGCGCGGCATGCGCCAGACGGTGCACCAGCTGGTCGAGGCCGAGCTGGGCCCGGTCAACACGCCGCAGGCAGCACCGTCCCCTTCGTCCACGGGTGAAGCGCCGGCACCCGTCGCGTCGGTGCAGGCGCAGCACGAGCCCGAGGCTGACACCGAGCGAGCGCGCATGCTCAAGGTCGATGTCGTCGGCCTCGTGGGCGTCAGCATCACCAAGGTGCGCGAGTCGTTCAACGGCACGACGGACCTGCGCTTCATCGACCCGGACCAGCTCAATGCCTGGGCGCCTCACAAGGGGCGTCACGTGGTTTGCGCCACGAAGTGGATTCCGCACAAGGCCAAGTACAAGCTGAAGGCAGTGGGCATGCAGCCGATCAACGTCTCCGGCGGCGTGGGCACCGTCATTCACGCCATCGAGGAACTGCACCGGCAGCACGGGGTGCCGATGCACGCCTGAGCAGAGCTTTGAAGTACGCACAACAACAGCGGCTGGTGTTCATCGACTCCATGCTCGAACACTACGGCACGCTGAATCGATCCGCTCTCATGGACTACTTCGCCATCTCAACGCCGCAAGCAAGTCGCGACATCCGCGACTACCTTGCCCTCGCCCCAGGCAACGCGGTGTACGACAAGAGCGCCAAGGCCTACGTGCGCGGCGCTGAGTTCAAGCGGCTGTATCCATGATCAATGAACAACAAAGGAGCACGTGATGCTGGTGGAACTAGAAGCAATCGACCGCGTCGAGGTGGAGGCGTACCTCGTTCGCATGGTCGAAGAGGATGGCAACGGCAAGGCGCTGGTGATCGGCGAGGCCAAGCGCATCAGCGACGGCGAGTTCGCCTTCGAGCTGCGCCCGAGCAAGGGCAGCGGCACGCTGGCCATCGTGCTGCCGGCCAAGGACAAGGACGAGCTGAAGCAGGTGATCAGCACCCGCTTCGGCTCGTTCGACATACCGTCCGACCGCCTGCGCATCAGCACGCTGGAGAACTTCGCCGACGCGCAGCTGACGCTGCTGAACGCCCTGGCGACCAACACGGGCTCGATGGCGGGCTTCGCGGCCGCGCTGGCGCGGTCCCTCGCGCGCATGATCGTCGAGGACATCAAGCCCGGCACCGAGGACACGTTCAAGAGCCAGTTCATCGCCAACGTCGAGGCGCACGTCGATGCCCTGCGCCGCATGGGCCGGCTGCGCCAGGACGTCGACAAGGCGCTGGGCTCGCTGTTTCGCACCCTGACGGAAGAGGATGGCAATGACAGCCCCGCAACAACCCATTGACGCCCCCGAGGCGTGGACCACGCCCGAGCAGCGCGAGCGGATGCTCGAACAGATGCGCGCGGTGTCCAGCGGCTTCTACATGCAGGCGGTGCGCATTGGGTGTCACCCCTTCATCGAGTTCGCGGGCCTGATGAACGAGTACATCAAGTGCTGCGCCGAGGCGCACAAGCAGGGCATCGACTTCACGCGCTGCAACGCGCACACGGGGCATCATCTGCCCATGCGGCCGTTCGAGGTGAAGTACGTGAACGAGAAGTTGGAGTGCATCTTCACCGGCCGCACCGAACCGGCCATGCGGCAGGCCGCGCTAAGCGCCATTGCGCGTTTGCTGCGCGTGCACGAAGGACGCGACGACGCCACGAGCTACACGCTTGCCGAGCAGATGCTTGACGCCGCTTCACCGGCCGCAGGCGTGATGAGCCCGAACCAGGGATAGGCAGAAACCAACGAGGCGGGCCCCACGAGGCCAGCTGGACAGGCAAAGAGCAGAGGGGTCTGGACATGACCCATGAACGAGACGACCGAGACGCGCCCAGCGCGTCGTATCACGCCGCAGGACATCGTCGCGGCGCAAGACCCGGATGCACTGCTGACGGTGCAGACGGTGGCCGCCCTCACGGGCTTCACGGTGTCGACCATCCGCGAGATGACGCGGCAGAAGCGCTTCCCCCAGGCGCTGCGCATCGGCCCGCGCACGGTGCGCTGGCGGGCCCGCGATGTACGCGGCTGGCTTCAGGAGGCGGGCAGCTCACCGACGTCGTCGTGATCAGAAGGTGGCGCGCACGACTCGCACGCGCGGCTGCACGTCAGGGGCCTGTTCGAGGTCGCGCAGGTTCTGCAGCGTCTCGTCGGCCTCCTCGCGGACGTAGGTGTCGGCGTGCCGCCTCTCCCAGCGACCGTACCGGAACACCTCGTAGGTGACCCGGTACAGCCGCCGGGAGACGAGGCGAGCCTCGGGCCAGCGGCTGGCCATGATCAGGCGGCCGCCAGGAGCAGGGGCTCGGCCGGCACCGGCTGCTCCACCAGCTGGGCGGGCTGCTGGGTCAGCAGCTGGTCGAGGTAGTCGGCCCAGGCCTGCAGCATCAGGCCGCGCTCCTCGAACCAGCGGTTGCGGTCGTACGCGGTGCCCATCTCTTCGCTGGTCTTGTGCGCGAGCTGCGCCTCGACCCAGTCCTTGTCGAACGCCGGCAGCTTCGGGCCCAGGTACTTCGGGATCATCGTGCGCGCCGTGGCGCGGAAGCCGTGCGCGGTCTGCTTGTCGCCGAACCCCATGTTGCGCAGGGCGTTGGTGAGCGTGTCGTTGGTGATGGGCAGGCCGGGGTTGTTCGGCGACTCGAACACGTACTTGCTGCGGCCGGTCAGGGGCTTGAGGCTGCGGAGCAGCTCGATCACCTGCTTGGGCAGCGGCACCAAGTGGTCATCGCCGCCCAGGCTGTTCTCGATCTTCGAGCCCACCTCGGCCTTGATGGTCCACACGGCAGCGTCGAGGTCGATGTCGGGCCAGCGCATCGAGCAGGTGGTGCCAGGGCGCTGGAACAGCGCAGCCTCGACCATCAGCGCGGCGCGGGTCACCGTGGTGGTCCACTCGCGGATGGCCAGCAGCACTTCGCGCAGCGCCGGGGGAGTGATCACCGCCGGGTTGTTCCCGAGCTTCTTGTGCCCCTTCTTCATCATGCCGGCGCGAGCACCGGTGGCCGGATTGCCCACCGAGATTTCGTTCAGCTCGGCCCAGGCGAACACCTCGGCGAGGTACTTGCGCACCGTGCGCGCCTGGGCGACCTTGCCGGCCTTCTCCTGCGGCACGATGACCGAGGCCAGCAGGTGCTTGGCCTTCACGGCACCGATGGGCATGTAGGCGATGTCGCGCACCACGTTCGGGTCGGTGTCGCTCAGCACCACGCCGCCCACCTCTTTCCATTGCTTCGTGCCGGGCAGGCAGCGGCGCACCATCTGAATCCACTGCGTGGCATGCAGCTCGGCCCAGTCCTTCGTGGCCAGCTTGTTGGCGTGGTAGTCCTCGGCGACGCCCAGCAGCGTGCCGGCCGGGGCCAGTTTCTTGGCGGCGCGCTCGGCGGCCACCGCGTCGGCCAGCACGACGGCCCGCTGCTTGGTCTTGGCGGCGTCGCGCTGCTCGGCAGGGTCGATGCCCTCGGCGATCAATTTGCGGGCGTTTTCGGCCTCGTCTCGGGCCTTCTTGATGGTCAGCGTCGGGTACTGTCCCAGCACCAACGTGTTGCGCTTGCCATTGGTCGGGCGGGTGTAGTCGAAGCGCCAGGAGTGGCCACGGTCACGGTCGAAGAACAGCTTGAGGTAGAGCCCCATGCCGTCAGTCAGTTGGGTGATTGGTTTGGCCACGCCATCCGGGCCGGGCTTGCCCATCGTGTTGGGGCGGGCGGCCTGGATTTGCTTGTCGGTCAGTGCGAAGCGCTTCATGTGTTTCCTTGGTGGTCAGCAGTTGGTGTAGCGGTACTGTATGCGGTACTGCAACTGGATGTCTATGGTCACGTCACTCGGCACCACTTGGCAGCACTTCGAATCGGCTAAGTACTTGATTCAAAAGGCTTCTCGTCACTCAACAGCATGTCACGGCACATCAACAGGATTTCAGACCAACATGCTGGGGCATTCTGGGATTTCTCAATGAAATCAGCCACTTAGGCGGTACTGTGCCCCGGCTGATTTTCAGGATTCTGCAAATCGGCCTGTTCCGAGCAAATGTTCACGGGGAGTGGCGCCACGTGATGTGGCGTGTGATCATCACCTGACCCAGGGGGGTCAACCACCACTGCGGCTCTGCCGAACATCGGTAGTTTTCCGCTTCCAAGCCCTCCCGGATTCCGGTAGGATCGAGTCCTCGATTCAACCAACCCCGGAAGGGAAGCAGACATGAACCGCAAGACAGACATCGGCGCCGCGATCCTCCTGACCACCCCCGGCTTCCGCTCCTTCGCGCAGGCCATGAAGCAGCGCTGGGACGCCAAGCGCGCGGTGATCGAGGTGGCCAAGCGCTACAGCGCGACCCTGGCCGCTGCCCGCCACGCGATGCAGTACGTCTGAGGAGAGCGCCATGCACATCGCCCAACACACGATGACCCTGGCGCACGCGGCGTCCATCGGCATGTTCGATGACCCCCACGAGTTCATCGAGCGCGACTGGAAGAACCGCGCCGAGCAGCGCCCGCTGGACGTCCTGTACGTCTACACGATTGGCCAGTGCGTCGTCGGCTGGGTCGACGGCGAGGAGGCGATCTACAGCACGCTGGTCGAGTTCGAGCAGCAGTACGACGCGGCGTTCGCCGACTTCTGGCAGTGGCTTCAGGCCTGAAGGGGAGCCTTGACATGGCCTACATGGATCAAGAACGCAAGGCGCGCCTTGCCGCCGAGCTGAAGCGTGTTGTCCCGCTGGGCTGGAAGTACACCCTGGCGGTGCGCCACCACTCGACCATCGTGATGACCATCACCGAGGCGCCGGTGGACATCGTCGCTGCCCTGCGCGGGAACCTCGGCTACACCCGCGTCAAGAACAAGCGGTTCTTCGAGGTCGAGGCGTGCGACGCGGCGGTGCAGGAGCCGCTCATCGCGATCATCGACACGCTGAACACCGGCAACCACGACCGCAGCGACTCCATGACCGACTACTTCGACGTGGGCTGGTACGTGGAGGTCAACGTCGGGCGCTGGGACAAGCCGTTCAAGGTGTCGGCCACCGGGAGCACAGGCACTGCCGCTTTTCGGTAATTTGTCCTTGCGGCGCACTACCTGTAAACGGTAGTATTGAGTCCTCGCAACACCTGACACACCGGAGCCCACATGACCATGACCACCGAGCAACGCGACGCCCTCGTGAAGGAGGCCGTTCGCTGCGAGCAGTTCATCGCCCGCATGGAGGTGCGCCTGCCCGCCCTGGAGCAGAGCAGCGACTACATCGTCACCTCGAAGCACGGCTTCTGCCTGCAGTTCAGCAAGGACTTCAGCGACGTGACCGTCGTGCCCATCACCGAGGCGACGCGGTTCACCAGCGCCGCCAAGGCGCGCGACATCGCCGCCCGCAGCCGCGACGGCAACGGTGACGCCGCCGTCGCCAAGCCCGTCGCCCAGGCGGTGCGCGAGGCCATCGCCGGTCAGCGCGAGCTGCTCTCCGACCTGAACCGCGCCCTGGACCGCAAGCAATGAAGACCTACCCCGACTTCCTGGCCTTCAACCACGGCAGCATCCTCACGCTGCGCCCGATGACACCCGAGGCGCAAGCCTGGGTCGACGAGCACCTGCCCGAGGACGCGCAGCACTGGGGCCGCAGCGTCGTCATCGAGCCGCGCTACTTCGCCGACATCGCCGCCGGCATCCAGGCCGATGGCCTGACCCTCGCACAGTGAGCAACCCATGAGCAAGCAAAAGTGGAACGGCGCCATCACCCACAAGGGCCAGACGGTCAGGGTCGAGCTGGAGGTCGACGTGCGCGAGCTGCTGCTGCAGCTGGGCCACAAGGCCGCCAACTCGAAGGGCGGCAAGTGCATCGAGGCCGGCGGGCTCGTCAAGGTCAAGGTCGTGCAGCGCCTGCCGCTGCCCGCCACGCCCCAGGCCGCTCACAGCAAGGAGCAAGCATGATCCTCAAGCAACCCTCGCCAGGGCTGATCACCGGCATGCGGATCAGCGCCGGCCTGACTCAGGCGCAGGCCGCTGAGATGGTCCACCTGGGCAGCTTCAAGCGCTGGTCGGAGTACGAGCGCGGCGTGCAGGCCATCGACCCGGCGCGCTGGGAGCTGTTCGTGATCAAGTGCGGCGAGCACGAGCTGTACAAGCCTGCCAAGGGTGTGCCGGTGCCAAGGCGCGACAAGCCCGTGCGCACCATCGCTCAGGCTGTCAGCGACGCCATCGCTTCCTCCACCCCGGCTGCACCTGCGGCCACTCCCAGGCGCAAGGGCCCCGGCCCGGCGAACCGGCCATGATCATCAAACTGCTGCTGTCGCGCACCGCGTCCGTTCTCTCGTGGGTGGTGGGCACCCTGCTGTTCTTCTTCCACGGCTCGCTGCTGCAGTACCTGGGCGGGCTGGCGCTGTGCGCGCTGGGGTACGTGCTGTGGCTTCCCCCCAGCGAAAAAACGCGGGTGTGGCTCCCCAGCGAAACGCACCCGGACGTGTGGCGCGAAACGCGTCAGGGAGCCCGCCACGACGCGATCAATGACTCGGAGAGGTCTCGGTAGCCACGCCGCCGTTCAGCGCCTCTGGCGCCTTCTCCTGGGGCCCCGTGAGGGGCCCTTTTGCTTGCTGCAGCTGCACCTGCTGCGCGATGTTCTGCAGCACCGGCGCCACCTCGGCGTACGGGCGCTGGCCCAGCACGTTGGCGAGGTAGTCAAGGGTCTTGCTGTCGAGCACGAGGGTGATGCGGTCCATGTGTTCAGCTCCGTTCGTTGCTGCGCTGCTCCAGCGGTGTGAAGTCGGTGGCAGGGCGGTAGCGTACCGGAGCATCTTGCTTGCGGTCCACCTTGTGCTCGATGCGGCGCAGTGCGTCGAACAGGTTGTCGAGCCCGTGTTCGAAGTCGCTGCGCCGCACGTAGCGCTCGCTCAGCTGATCGCGCAGCTCGCCGAAGTCCGAGCGCATGCCCCTGAGGTCGTCGTTCAGGGACTCGTGCGTCTCGCGGATGTCGCGGTCCAAGTCGCGCATTCGCACCGTCATCGACTTCAACACCCACGCGCCCAGGAACCCAACCAGCGCGATTGCGATGCTGAAGGCGAGCAACAGGGTGAAGGGCTCGCTCATACCATGTCCCGGAACACGGTGACGATGTAGGTGCCTGACGCGAGGATGTTCGCGCCAGCCGCGTCGGACGCGATCTGGATGGTGTAGGTGCCTGTCGTCGTCCCGTTGGTGCTACGCGAGAGGGTCCACTGAGGCACCGACGAGATCGCGATCCATGACCCGACGGCAGAGCCGCTGGGCCCCGTGCCGCTGTTGACCGTCAGCCGCGCCCAGTAGCTGCCGCCGGGTGTGCCACCCGGCGGCCTGAACCAGTTGTGGTCGGTCGTGAAGGTGGCCTGCAACCGCTTGCTGACCGTGCCGTCGTTATTGAAGCGCCAGCCTGCGGTCGCCGTGTCGAATGCCGTGCTGTACGCAGTCCCGCCGGCCAGCGGGTTCACGACCCCGCCGCCAGCCGCCATCAGCATCATCTGGATGCCGCTCATGTCACGCCGGCCCCGCTGATCCAACATTCGGCGCCGTTGGCGAACCACACCGTCGCGACACCGTAGCCGGCCAATGTGCGACTGCCCGTTGTTGCCGATCCCGCCAAGCGCATCGTGAGGCCCGCACCCTGCGCGATGGAGACAGCCCCGGCGTTGAAGTTGATGATGCTGAACGAGTCTCCTGCCGTGAACACCCCCGACGGGATGGTGTAGGCCGCAGTGCTCGTGAGCCCCTGCGCCTTGCCGCGAATCGACGCTGCTGCGGAGCCGCCACTCTGGTCGACGCGAGGGATGTTGCGATAGCCCAGCTCCAGGCCGGCAGCGTCTTGAATGACACCGGCAGCCGTAATCCGCATGCGCTCGGCATTGCCGGTGAGGAACAGCAGCGCGCCAGCGTTGGCGGTCGCAGACCCCCAATACTGAATGCCGGGGCCATTCGCATTGGTGAAGCCCGTGGTACCTGCGTTGTTTCCTTGTTCGAGGCCAATAACCCAGTTCAATGCCGCCGCCGTGCCATTGACGTCGAGCAGATAACTCGGTGTCTTTGCGATACCAACCCTGCCGGCACTGTCGACGCGCACACGCTCGGCGCCTGCCGTCGTGAGCGTGATGATGTCGGTCGCCGCGCTGCCGCTGATGTAGGTCGAGCTGTCGCCCCACACCAGGGAGTAGCTGTCCGTCATGCGGACGTTGCCGTTGAACACGTCGAGCTTGGTGGTCGGCACGCCACCGATGCCGACGTTGCCGGCAGTGTCGATGCGCATGCGCTCGGCAGTGTTCTGGATGAACAGCAGCGGCACATTGGACAACGTGCCAACGCGCGCATCCGTGCTGCTATTGGCCTGCAAGTACGCCTGCACGCCAGAAGCGTCCGAACTCTGCGCCATGAGAATGGCATTCGAGCTTGCGGCGATAACGTGCAGGCGAAAGGACGGCGAGCCACCAATGCCGACATTGCCGCTCGCATCGATGCGCATGCGCTCGGTGCCACCAGTGCTGAAGAGATGGCGGTCGACGGTGGCCCCGGCGCCTCGCACCATCTGATAGCCGACCTGCGCTCCACTGAACGCGTCGTTCACGGCATCAATCGCGAACGTGGCGCCAGCCGAGTAAACACGCCAGCGCTGCTGGTCCGCAGCTTGATCAGTCTCCTGCAGCACCATCGCCGGCTCGGTACCAGCAATGTGAAGCGGGCGCTGCGGTGAGCTTGTGCCGATGCCGACCCTTCCGCTCGCGTCGAGGCGCAGGCGCTCAGCACCCGCAGTGCTCAATGCGAGGATGTCCGCGCCGGGGCTCCACATGCCTGTGTCGAGGTCACCCGTGAAGCTGTAGCTCGGCGTGCCAACTGCGCCCAGCGGGTTCGAATGAACCACCGTGCTCACAAGGCCGGCACTCGACAGGCGCAAGCGCTCGACGCCGCCCGTCGCCCATGCGAGGGTGTCCGCGCCAGGGCTCCACATGCCTGTGTCGAGGTCGAGCGAGAACGCGACCCCTGGCGCGCCGGCTGTTCCCTGCGGGAAGGCCACTGCGTTGGTGAACGCAACCGTCTTGTTGAACGCGATGGTCGTCGCGTTCATGCTCATCGCGAGCACACCGGCCACGGCGAAGGCAAGCGTGTTCGCCGCCGCGCGATACATGCCAGTGGTCGTCTCGCTGGTGAACGCGAAGCCCGGTGCGGCCACCGTGCCGTCGGTGAGCTTGAGCTGCGCCAGCATCGAGCCGCGCCCGTTGCGGTCGAGCGAGTCGGTGATGCCAGCACCGAGGTCGGCCATCGTCGGGTTGGCCCAGCTCGTCTCGATGAGCGTGTTGGGCGCGACCGGATTGCCCGATGGCAGAGAGTAGGTTCCCGAGCTGTTGCGTGGCATGTGATCCTCGATCAGTCGTTGTTGGCGGCCACGCCCGCGCTGCGCAGGATGTCGGCCAGCCGCTGTGGGTTGTCACGCAGGGCCTGCTGCCAGCCGTAGCCGCCGAGCATCACGCGCTGGCCAGGGCGGGTGAGCAGCAGTGAGCCGGCCGCCGCCGTGGGCGCCATCCAGCCCATGCCTGCAAGGCCGGTCATCAAGGCCAACTTCTCGGCCGTGCCGGGGCCCACCTCGGGTAGCTCGCTGCCGAGCACGCGCTGCGCGCGCTGTGCCTCTTGCTGGCCACGAGCGATGCCCTGCGTGGTCGCGCTCTTGCCGAGCGTGCGGTCGTTCGCCTTCACCGCGTTGGTCATCTGCAGCGGTGTGACGATGCCCTCGTTGCGCACCGCGCCCATCGAGCCGCTGGCACGCTGCAGCAGCTTGTAGTTCGCGTAGGCCTCGTTGACGGGCTTGAGCATCGACTGCACCTGCGGCGGCAGGCCACGCAGGCGAAGGTCGCTGATGGCATCGCGCACCAGCTCCAGCGCGCGGGCCTTCTCTTCGTCACCCTTGCGCCATGCGCTGGTGATGGACTCGTTCACCTCATCGAGTGCGCGCTTCACGTTCTGCGAGCTGACGCCGGCATGGCCGAGCTGCTCGGTGACCATGGGCTTGCCGCTCGCATCGAGGATGGGTGAGACCGCCTTGGTGCTCTCGGTGCCAGCGCGCAGCGTGTCGTTCGCGCGACGCATCACGCCCTGCACCTCTGCTGAGATGCCGGGCAGGTACGCCTCGGTCTGCTGCGCGATCAGGTCCATCTCGCGCGCAAAGGTGTCGTCGACCGGGATGGTGCGTCCACGGTAGAGCGCGTCGTAGGCCTTGCCGAAGTTCTCGTTCAGCTCGCGCATGCCCTCCTGGCCAACGCGGGTCACCGGCTTTGCCTCCCAGCGCACGATGTCGCCGGCCTCGTTGAGCACCGGTACCGGCGGGTTGGCCTCACGCAGCAGGGTCTTGTTGTAGTCGCGCATGGCCGCCGCCTCCTGGCCCTTCATCAGCGTGCCGACGAAGGGCATGGCACGTGCACTTTCGCCATATTTGCGGATGAACGGGCTGTCCACCGCCTTCCAGAACGGTACCCGCACACCCTCGTCCATCATCTGGCGCGCCTCCGGGGTCACAGTGCGGGCTGCAGGGCCGCCGAGCGTGCGGGTCAGTACCCTACCCACCCCCTCGCCCAGAGCGCCGCCCACAGCGCCTCCTATGGCCCCGCGCGCACGGTCCTGAGGTGCTGTTGCAGCACCCACTGCAGCGCCAGCCCCGCCGGCAGCCACGAGCGGGTTGGCCGCCACGGCGCCGACCGCGCCTGCGCCACGCACCGCCTGCAGCGCCCGGCCCGTGGCGCGCAGCGCCTGCATGCCCTTGGCCACCGGCGCGGCTGTCATCGCCACGTCGCCTGCGAAGTCGCCCAGCTTGGCAGCAGTGTCCGCCTCCTGGCGGAAGGCCTCGCCCTGGCGCAGCTGCGCCTTGTCCTCTTCGGTGAGGTCGGTGACCAGCCCCTTCAGGCCGAGCGCGCCGCGATCCCAGGCGTGCTTGGCGCCGCCCAGGAAGCGCATGGTCTTGCCCATGCCGCGCACGTCCTCACCGGCATACGCGTCCGCGTCGGCCTTGCGCTTGGCCGCCGCCATCTGTGCGAACTGCGCCTTGGCGTAGTCGAGCACCGCGCCCTGGTCGGCGCCTTCCGGTGCCGTCACATCGAACACGGTCCCATCCGGGGCCTTCACTTCGTAGGTCGGCATCACATCCCCCGACGCGCTGGAGGCGCCGTGGCGCCCTTCGGAGTGATCGACCAACCCTCACCCCCAGGCGCGGCCGCTGGAGCTTCCCAGGAGCCTCCTGCGCCGCCTGCGCCTGCGCGCTGGCGAGCTGCATCGACCACACCCGGGCCCGCGCGCTTCGCGTTGTCGAAGGCCCAGTCGCGAGCGGCCTGCAGCTTGGTGATGGTGGTGTCGAAGTCGTCGGAAGCATTCGGCGCCCAGGCCGCAGCGCGAGCCAGCTCGCCGGCCGATTGCGCAGCACCGAAGATGCGGTTCAGCTCCATGGCCGCATCGCGCGTGACCTGGGCACGCAGGTTCATCTGTTCGCGGCTGAGCCCTGCCATGCCGCTCACCCAGCCCTGCGCCTTGCCGGGCAGCAACCCGATGGCCGCAGCAGTCACGCCGAATGCATCCGGGTTGCGCTCAATGCTCTTGATGAGCGCGTCCGCGCGCTGGCCGGAGCCGAGCTGCTCTTGCGCCTCGACCACCGCCTTGTCGAAGGTGTTCTTCGGCGTGTACACGCCCCCGTAGGGGATGTAGTTCGGCGTGCCGTCGGGGTTCATCTGCAGCACGTAGTTCACGCCGCTCTTGGTGTTGGTCACCACGTTCTTGCCCTCTGGCGTGAAGCCGGCAGGCTGGAACGCGCCCACCTGACCATTGGCCGCGCCGATGCGGCGCAACTCCTTCAGGTCATCCATGCGCTGGTTCTGCAGCTCGCGCTTGTCGGCCGCTTGGCGCCGCTCGGCCTCGTACGCACCACGCGCAGCCGCGCTCTTCGCTTCGAGCCCAGCCAGGGACGCCTCGTCGCGCTCGCGCAGGTAGTCCGGGTGGAACGCGAACTTGCCGGTGAGCGGGTCGGCCACGCCGCGCTCGGTCACGCGTGGCTGGCGCTGGGCGAGCGCCTGCTTGAAGATCGTGCCGCCGACGTTGCCGAGCGCCTCGTCCCCGCTGAGCTGGCCAAGCAGCCCGAGCTGCTGGAGCTGCGTGTTCTGCGCGAGCCGCGCCTGCTGCTCATCGGGGCTGTACATCGGCTGCGCAGGCTGCGCCATGCGCGCGCGCATGGCGTCGATCTGCGCCGCGTACGGGTCGACCCACTGCCCGAGGGTCTGCGGGAAGACGGTGCCGGCCATGTCACTGCCCCAGCGTCTTGCTGTAGCCCTCGAAGAAGCGGCGACGGCCAGCCTGCGCTTGCTCGTCGAGCTGCCCGAGCTGCGCTTGTCGATCCTTCTCGCCCGGGGCCATCTTGTAGTCGGTGAACAAGGACGCGGCGAGGTTGGCGACGCCCGGCCGGTAGCCCTTGCCGGGCTGCAGGCCTTGCGCGGCATCGGCGCGGAGCTGATCAGCCAGCGCCTGCTGACGCGCGATGCCACTGCGCGCCGTGCCCAGGCCCTGCATCTCAAGGATGGCCTGCACCATCGCCGGATCGAGCTGGCCGCCACGAGCGGCGCCCATGGCCGGCGGCGGCATCGCGCCAGGAGCCGGCAGGCCTGGAGCGCCTGGAGCGCCGGGCGGCTGCATCGGCTGGCGCATGCCGGGCTGCATCGGCTGGCCCTGCATCAGCGAGTAGTCGGGGTAGGTCATCGTCGCTCTCCTTTACGGCCCGAACATGAACGCCCGGC